CTTGCAGCTCGTCAAGACCGAGAACGCTTACGGAGACGCTTGTTTCGCAATCGCTCGCGGATCGGATGACTCGATTCAGATTTGGGAAATCACCAAGTCCGAGAAGTTTGACATGAACTTGAGTGAGGTTCCAAAGAAGGAAATCGAGTGGCAGGTGCAGACTCGCGCCTACAACTTCGAGGTTCCGTTCGGCCTGAAGCGGCTCGATTCCGGCGACTTGTTCATCGACAGATTGGAAGGCGATGTCTCGTTCAATGTCACCTATCGGCCTGACCAGTATCCTGGCTGGATCGACTGGATTGACTTCGCCGAATGCGCGACTGTTACGCAGTGCTTTGATCTTTGTCCGCTCACGAACTTCAAGCCGCAGTATCGGCCTAAGATGCGTTTTCCGACTCCATCGGATGCGCCGTGTAATGCGACGATCAGCACTCCCGCTCGGAATCTTTACGAGGTTCAGGTCATGCTAAACATCATCGGGTACTGTCGGGTTAAGAGTCTTCGAGTTCACGCTTACGACATCCAAGAGTCGAGTGTTGGAGAGTGCCGGACGGTCTTTCCTGCCTGCACACCGCTCGATGTCTGCGATATCAACCCGCTGACCTACACATCGGAATAGCCTAACGATTATGCCAAACCTTACGCTCATCACGCTCACTCCGCCGAGTCTGCCGGTTGGATATTGTCCGCTGAATTACCAGAACTTGGCCAACGATATCATCAGCGGCACTCAGGCGACGTTCAACAGCGCGATTGGAAACTCGTTCTTTAACTTCGGATCTTCGACGCCTGCGCTGAACAATCAGGTTTATCCGTGGTTGGATGAAGATGGTAACTGGTGGGTGTTCAACGGAGGCTATTGGAATCGGAAGAATCCGGTTTCCATCAACAGTCTTGAGCGTCGAATCTTCGTTGGGACTACCAATGATCTGCTTTCATACGACGGTGGCGATGGAACATCAAACCCTGTAACCAATTACAGCGGGGCGATGTGGGAGGTTGATACAAATTTTCAGGCTCGATTCCCGGTCGGTGCTGGAACTTTTGCGGCGAGCGGAGTCGTCAACGTTAATGGCACAGCCACCTCGACCGCTGTTGTCGGCGAGGATCAGCACACGCTGAGTGTGCAAGAGATGCCTGCTCACACTCACAATTTCTTCCCGCTTGTCACTGCGGATGCAAATAATGGTGGAGCTAATGGCGTCCAGTACGGCACCACGGCTAATGTCCCCACTTCATCCACTGGAGATGGAGCGGCTCATAACAACCTGCCGCCGTTTTACGGTGTTTACTTCATCAAGCGAACCGCCCGAGTCTACTACACCAAATGAAGCTGATCGTTCAGGACATCCGCTCGACTATCGCTCGGGTCATCGGCGTATGTGTCGATGATCAGCGCGTTTACGACTACATCAACCAAGCGTGTCGAAGGCTTCTACACAAAGGGCTGTGGGCTGGAGCGTACGGGCGGTTCACGATTCATACGGTCGGCGGTTGCATCACTTGGCCGCGCCAGATCGAAACCATCGAAGCTGTAGCCGATTGCTGCGGAGTCGGAACGGTTCGCAATCAATGGTTTGAGTTTCAGGAAACCGGCTATGGACTGCTCAACTCAGGAGACGCTTGCGTCGGTAAGCAGCTTGTTGACCGTGGGACTGTCGTCTCTTACCGCGACATGTCTGGCGGTCTTAACAGCTACATTCGAGTCTACCCTGGCGACGCTTCGGATGTCGGCAAGACCATCACCCTACAAGGAGTCGATCAGAACGGTCAGTGGATTCGAACGCAGTCCGGTGGCGCATGGATTGACGGAGAGAAGTTGACGCTCGCTTTGCCGTACGTTCAATCGACCAAGAAGTTCACGCAGCTTACGGGTGTTATCCGCGAGGCGACGAACACCGCGAGCCGTTTGTACGAGTATGATGCGACCGCGTTGTCCGAACTCGATCTAGCAGTTTACGATCCTGATGAAACTTTGCCGCAGTACCGTCGGAGCCTACTGACCGACCGCTGCCACAACGACGAGGATAAGCCGGTGACGGTCATGGCGAAGATGCGCCATATCAACGCGACGAGCGTCAATGACTACCTCATTCCTCCGTGTCCTGATGCCATCAAGCTGATGGTCATGGCGATTCGTAAGGAGGAGAACGATTTGATTCAGGAAGCAGTGGCCTACGAAGCCAAAGCGGTTCAAGCTGTGCAGGAGCAGACGATGCAGTATCTGGGCGATGCTGTCGCGACGATACGCATGGTCGGTGTAGGATTAAATGGCGGTGGATTCTCGCAATGGTTCTGAACCAAAAGGATAATTTATGGCAATAGGACTTGGAGCGGCAATTTTGGGCGGAGCTGGAATCTCGGCAGCGGGAAGCCTGCTCGGTGGATTGTTCGGTGGAAAGAAGCCGAAGGTTCCCGAGCTGAAGCCGATTGATTTCGCCAAGGAGCAGCAACAGGCGATTCAGCAGAACATCGCGTCGCTTGAGTCGGCCACTGATCTGGCAAAAAGAACGACCGCCGCTGAGCAGTCCCAGCTTGAGACACAGCTTCGTCGTGCGATTCCTGGTTATGATCAGCTTGTTTCTCAGGCTGGGCAGAACATTGCTGCTTCTCTTCGCGGCGAAATCTCGCCCGAGGTTTCCGCTCAGGTTCAACGCTCGACTGCTGGACGCGCTTTGTCTGGTGGATTCGGCGCAGGATCTGGATTTGGTCGTGCGCTGACTGCTCGCGATTTGGGTCTGACCGGCATGCAGATTCAGAATCAAGGTCTTGCTCAGGCTCAGAACTTTATCCAGCAGCAGCGAGCGTTCGGCATGGTTCAACCGTTCTCGGTGAGCAGCATGTTCATCACGCCAGCGCAGCGCATTGGAGCGATTCAGCAGCAACAATCGGCCATGTACGGTCGTGATTTGACTGCTGCTCAGGTTGCTGCCGCTCCTTCTCCGATGCAGCAAGCGGCGCAGACTGCGCTTACCAACTTTGGCGGTGTTGCTGGTGGCGCGCTGTCGCAGTACGGAATGTATCAGGGGTTGATGGCTGGCCAACGTGGGTCGTCGCCTTCGTACAATCCAATGAACGATCCTGAGCTTTACGCGATTCCCGCCACGAACACTTCCGAGCTAGGGCCGACTTCAACGAGCTTGTTCCCAGAGTACGGCTCTTCAATCTACGGACGCTAAATCTTATGGCTGACCAATCTCTTCAAGCATTTCAGCTAGGTGCATCGCTGTTCGACCGCGCGCAGACGCAGCAGCGGATGATGGAGCAGTTTCAGATGCAGACGGCGGAGTCTGTGCTGCAACGTCAGGGTATGGAGCTTCAGAACAAGATTCGAGACATCACACTTGCTGATGCCATCGGTGAACAGCAAGCGCAGGTTGAGGAGTTCAAGACGTTTTCTGATCTTAGCAAGGGTGTTGCAGATTATCTTAACAACCCCACCGACAAGGCGAAATTCCCAGTCATACCTCCGTTTAAGTCTAAGCAGTACAGGCAAGAGGCAGACAAGATGCTGAACAACCTTGAGAAGTATTCTGCTCGGGCTGAACTTATGGCGGCCAAGAGAAGAGCAGAAGCAAAGGCTGATGCTTTGAGCGCAGCTCAATACAACATTGCGGCAAAATACGGAGCTTTTAAGCTCAATCCTCAAACCGGACAGCAAGATATTGACTACGATCTTGTGAACAGCATTGCAGCCAAAGAGCGAGAGGCTGCACTAGCTCAAACTCAAGCGAAGACTACCTCAATCATTGGAAATCTTGAGGTTGCAAAAAACAACCTTCTTCGACTCCAGCAAGAAGGTAAAGACAAGGTTGCGATTGAAAACGCTAGGATGGCTTATCGCAAAGCCTTGGATAGGGAGAAGCTAGATCTTGAAGGAGAGCGTGTTGATCTTCTCAGGGAGAAGACCGACATCGAACGGGAGAAGGCGCTTAAGGGTGCTGGAGCTAAACCGACCAAGCTCGACCTTGATGAACTTGAGTTTTCCGAAGCTGTTCTTAACGGAATCAAGCCGCTTGAGCCGTATCTTGATCAAGACCTGTACGGACCTATGTTCAACATGAAGGTCAAGGCTGGCGAGATGGCTGGAACATTTGGAGCGGAGCGAGAGGCGAATCAAGTTTACAATAACTTGAGAAGTGGAGCGTTGTTTAAGCGAGGTGGTAAAGCTCTTACAAAATCTGAAATTGGTGTAATCACATCAAACATCGGAA